GTGAAATGTCAGCAATAAATGTTTCTTGAAACATTGGAGGACTGACCTATGCTGGACTGCTGCCCGCTTCGGCGGGCTTTTTTTCGCCTGCCACTTGCACCACGCTGAGGACTGACGTAGAATCCTCCCCGTTGGCGTGGAAACCGACAGAGATAGGCCGATTACTCATGCTTCTGCCCTCGCAAGAGGGTTTCCACCGGGAGCAGTAGTAATCGGCCTTTTTTGTTTCCCCTCGCCATCCGTACTCCGCACGTTAGCAAGAGCCTTCGTTGGCTGCGCGGAAGAAAAAACGGCAAGCCATGTATGGCACTAGCTAAGAGGGTGATCCTTAGTACCGTCTCCGCACAACCAACGGAAGGCGTGCCAGACTGGCTACGGTACTGGCGCAGGCATGAACGAATGTGACGACCAGAGCGTTCATCCCGATGAAGTGGCCGTTTATGACGGGTGTTCCTGAATGATTGGGAGCCGCTAGCTGCGAAGCCGACAGAAGCGCGGGCGCAGTGGGTACAGTGAGTTGGAACCCCGAATACCGGGGCCCCCAGGTCACCCGGTGTAGCTATGGCGCGGAGTTTTTTTGATGCCACAAAAAATTAGCGTAGGCGACCCAGCAGAAGAGCAAAAATTGTTTACTTCTGAAGCGTGGCAGAACGCCAGCCCGGAACAGCGCACTAATTTTGTCTCCAAGATACGGGCCACTCACAAGATTGAGAAAGAACGAGAGCAGAAGCAAGAAAAGAAAACTGCTGTTCTGTTCCCTAAGCCTCAGAAGCGAACTGCGTACCAACGACGAAAAGAAACGCGCAGGGCCAAAGCGGAGAGGAAAAAACAACGCCTTGCATTGGCAAAGCAACTTGGTTTTGTGGTCAAACAACCCAAGCCAAACGCCACGCCAAAGCCACAAAAAGTTGCCGGTGTTGACGTAACAACCACTGAGTTCCTGTCAACCTACGAATGGCGCAAGACCCGCATGGTTGCGCTGAAAAAGTACGGTGCCCGCTGCCAATGCTGCGGCGCAACTCCCGCAACAGGCGCTGTCATGCACGTTGACCACATCAAGCCGCGAAAATTGTTCCCGGCGCTAGCCCTAGATGTTGATAACCTTCAGGTCTTGTGCCACGAATGCAACCACGGCAAAGGCAACTGGGATCAGACCGACTGGCGTCCAGAAACTACTGTATAAACGTACAGCATGACCACCATAGTGAACATCACCCTCATCCAAGAGGGTGACACCATCTCAGTACGATCTGACGCGCTGGGCCGGGACGAACAAGTCCTGGCTATCGGACTTCAGATCGTGACCTACCTCTCCATGCTGGAAGGCCAGAACCCTGGCCATTTCCATGTAGACATGCCTACGCTATCAGCGGTAGGGCACTGAGGATAGATTTACCGGTCTTGAACAGACCCTCCCGGAGGTGGTGGTCATTGCAATCACCCACCTCGGGGCTCATCCAGTAAGGCCAGCCAATCTCCTTGGCTACCCGCTCCCCGGTCCCTGACAGGTCGTTGTCCGCTATGACGTAGCCTTTGGGCAGTGTCGCGGCGATCTTCAGCATGTTACCGGCTGAGAAACACACATGGATGGTGTACCGGCGTTTGTAGTTCTTGAGGATGGCCCGCAAACTGAGCGCGGTTGCGTACCCCTCACACAGGAAGTGTGGTCCCCGGTTATCGATCACAAATTCTGCGCCGGCACTTCGCATACCCGTCAGAAACTTCTTGCCGCCAGCCTCGTCTATCAACTGAACGCCGACTAAGTTTTTTCCTATCCGCATGGGTATGACTAACAATTTTTCGTCGTCCTTAACGAAAATGTTCCCAACCTCCTCTGCGTGACCTTTTTTGCGCAGGTACTCATGTGAGGCATACTGACATTGGTGAAGAATCCAAGCTGCCTTGCGGGCCGCTTCGGCCTGACGGCGCAAAGTTTCGTGCTCTGCAAGCCTGACCTTTTCCATCAAGTCCCGTCTATCAATTTTGACGGGCTCATCTGGCTTCCAGACGCTGACTGATACCTCAGTAGCGTGGTTCTGTACGAAACCGTGGTCACCCATAAATTTGACAGCCCCATTCCGATGGCGAGGCTTGTCCTCCGTGGGGTATCTGCGCCACAGACCAAGCGGCGGCAGATGCGGAATCAGGATGCCATGAGCACGGCAAAATGTTAGGAAGTCCATCAGCGCTTCCCCTTCGCACTTACTTCCCCAAGTTTTACAAACCGTTCGCCTCTGCCCATTAACCTACGCAAATGCGTTCTAGCAACGCCAGACCCTTGAGACGCCTCGACGGCTGACTTGTACTTGACGCCAGTTTGTGTATCCAGAACCTCAATTCTTTTCTGCGACTCTCGCATCTTCTGAATCGAGTCAGCGCGATGGGTTTTCCCTTTATTTGGTGGAATGTAACCAACTTTAGCGGCCCGCATCTTGGCTCGCGCTTCTTCTGAATGCTTGTATCCTTTTATTTTTGCCGAGACTTGTTCGTAGTGCGGAAGAACATCGCGCCATTCTTCTGCGCAAAGTTTGAACTTCACTCCCAATCTTCCAACTCGATGCGTACTTACAAGATGCCTAATACCAGATGGCTTGATACCAAAAAATCTTGCTGCGTCTGACATTGTTTCAAAACGCATGCCGTTACTACAGTCCACAGGCGTGTTGCGGTCAGGTATGTAGTCGTATATGTTGTGCAAAATAGGAAATTGAGAAGCCCAATATCTTTCTCTTTCCGTCAACTTGATATCATCACACTCTTCTAACACGACTGATTGAAACCCCAGAGCATTAACTTCCCACTGTTGTTGCATACTCTTAGAGTGATGTTTGCCTTTCTTAAGCAAACTAAAATGCGTTTCAATACGGTGCTTAAGATTTTTGCTAGAGCCAACATATGTTTTACCATCTGGCGAAACTATTTTGTAAATTCCAACAGTCCCATATTTCATTTGGCAGATCCCCTTGTTCCCTTTAGATAGACCATCAGTCTGTGCCGAACAAATTTCTCAAATTCTTTTGTCGGCGGGGATATTGTGCCAGACTTCAAACTTCTTGGGAACGTCCCGAACTTGTCTTTGAATGTATGTGCGGCTCTTCCTTCGCTCCATCCCTCAATTTGCACTTTGTATTGGCACATAGACCACCAAGCCTGCTTGTCATCCCTGGACATGGAACCTAGTTCTTCCATCTCACCGGGGACAGACTGCACCATGCTCTTGCGCTCCCGGACATGACCGCAGTGGGCACAGGTATCTGAGCCACGGGGCCACAGGGCTCCGCAGGCAGGGCACTTAGCTTCTTTCTTCTCCTTCTCAGTGGGTTCTTTGCGTGGCTTCTCGTCCTTGTTCTGCCCTAAGTCCTTGGTACCTTCTTCGTAAAGTTGCTCCCAATCTTCCAAAAATCTGAGCCAGTTGCCGCTGTTGTCCTGAATCACGCAGAAGTCTTTTCCCTGATGCGGCCTCGCGCCACGACCAACAATTTGAACGTGCATGGAAAACGATTTACGCAACGGTTTGGCAACGATCACATGCTCAACATCAGTCTGATCGAAGCCACGGGTTAGGATTTCACTGCTTATGATTCCGTTGATATCAGTATCTGGTTTAGCAAACTCTTCTAATACATCCTTCTTAAAATCCTCATCATCCAGATAACTAATAGGAACGAACTTCAATCCATTCTCTTCAAATTGCCTAGCCAAAGCAATTCCATGAGCAACTCCTGAAGAAAAACATATCGTCTTCTTGTACTTTCCAAATACGCTTTGGCTTATCTTGATGTAATCAGATACCACATCTCCTACTACTTGAAGGCCTCGTTGCTCCAATTCATCCTTCTGCCATTCGCCGCCAGTAATCTTCACGCCTGTAGTATCTATTTCCTTGGCAATGAATACTCTGAATGGCACTAGGTATTTATTTGAAACGAGTTCCTTCATGGTAATAACATTTACCACGTTGGAGAAATAGCTTGGCAGATCAGGCTGATATGGAGTAGCCGTTAAACCTAACACCTTGCGTGCTGGGTTGTTGTCCATAAACCTCTTCAGAGATTTACGCATCACCGCATGTATCTCATCTACGATTATGAGGTCTACAAGAGGCCACTCCTGCATCTTCTCCAATGTTTGGATGGATGCAACTTGAATCTTCTCACTTGGCCGATAACGCCAGTGCCCAGCCATGAAGACCCCGTGGTCTATGCCATGCCTGTCAAGGTGTCGTGAGAATTGATCCACAAGAACTCTGCGGTCACATACAAACATGACGCGAGAGCCTTTGTTCTTTGCGGACTCAATCATGCCGAGCGCGATTATTGATTTGCCTGACCCGGTGCTTGCCGCAAGAACCTGACGGGCGTGGCCGTCTTTGAAACCTAGTCGCAATGAGTCAAGAGACTGCGACTGGTAAGGTCGAAAGTTGATTTCCATGTTTTCTCCTGCTGGCATACAAGCCCGCCAGCGTGGGCTGTTGGTTACTCTTCCTTCTTGAGCTTGCGCTGCAAAGACGAGACGGTCTTCTTGAGTTCTGCGTTCTCGCGTTGATAGGTGTCCCGGCTGATCTTCAGAGACTGGTTCTCAATCTCAAGGATGCGGATCTGCTCTCGCAACTCAGTGATGGTGTCCGTCGCGGCCTGCTTCTCCTCCTCGGTGGGCAGGGCGTTGACTGCAAGTTTGTCGGCAAGGCGCTGGTTCTCCGCCAACAGTTCCTGCACTGCCTCGTCCATGTGAGGTTCTACGGGAGCCTCAATCACGGTGTCCAGCTTGACGGGCTTCTTCTCTTTCTTCGGAGCGTTAAAATTAACGCTGCTCACCTTGGTCCCGCCGTCCATCTCGGCCTTGACTGCCGATACCAACTGAGGTGACACACCGCAGATGCGAGCCATCTCGTTGACGGATAGTTCACCCCACTCAAAGTCTTCCAACAAAGTTTGGACACACTTGCGCTTGTCTGCGTTCGTCCGACGCAGGCCGTGGTCACGGTTCGCGCCCAGGCTGTAGAGGATGGCATCGCGCAGGGTGCCGGTTCGCACATCTGCCTGGATGCTGGCCTTGTGCAGGCGCTTCGCTGCGTGGAGGCGGTGGAAGCCATCGGCTAGGTAGTAGTCCACACCATCGTGGAACACGGTTATCGGCGGGAACTGATCGCCCGCTTGCATCGCTTCGGCGTAGTCGGTAACGGTATCCTCGCTGATCGCTGCACGGGACTGGGTGCCCTTGTCAATGATGATGCTGTTCAGGTTTAGTGTTTTCATTCAGCTTCCTTGTTGATGATCTTTGCGTCTTCCGCTTCTAACCTCTGGCGCATCAGCGCCTCGGCCATCCTTCGGAACACTTCACTGGGGACTTGCACCACTGGCACAAGAGTGCTGTGCTGGTACAGAGTGGCTATGAGGTTCCTCATCTGCTCGTTCATTGTCTGCTCCTGTTGTTGGCATGCAACTGGTATAAACACCTACTTGCTGGCAGGCAGGTTCTATCCTACCATGCAGTCACTCGGAGGTGCAAGATGAACGTAGACGAACTGCTAGATGAGAACCGTGCCCTGCGTGAGCGCGTAGCAACGCTCCAAGCGCACATCCATTCTGGCATCAACTGCGGGTTCTTCTGCGCCCTACCCGAGTGCTTCAAAAATTTATCAGGAGAAGACCATGATCAAGGAAGAAAGTTGTGTCATCAGCCCACCGAAGTTCGGAGTGACGGACTTCATCATCGAGGGGATAGCACCTCTGGTGGTGGAGCGTTTTAGCAAGAAAGCAGAACTCATGGCAAAGATGGCCGAAGGCCAATCAGCCAAGAACAAGAAGGAGCGTAGCGCCCGCGACTACGACAAGGAATGCGAAGACGCCCGCTACCGTTCGCCTGATGGATGGGAAGGCATGAACGCCGCCGCATACCGGGCCGCAATGATCTCTGCCTGCCGGTTGGTCGGCTTCAAGATGACGCTTGCAAAGTTGTCGGCTTTCATTGAGGCAGATGGCTTTGATGTGAACGATGGCGTGCCTCTGGTTCGTGTCTATGGTGAAAGCCACACCTACACCGCGCACACGCGCAACGCAACTGGAGTGGTGGATGTGCGCTCACGCCCGATGTATCGCCAGTGGGCAGCAAAATTGCGCGTCCGCTATGACACGGATCAGTTCAGGATGGCTGATGTATTGAACCTTGTGTCCCGCTGCGGGATGCAAGTAGGAATTGGAGCAGGCCGACCAGACAGCAAAGCCTCTGCTGGGTGCGGGTTTGGTCTGTTCCAAGTTGTCCCGAGCAATCGGGAAGAAGAAGTGAAGTCTCGTTTCGGTATTCACTGACGCCGCAGGCATGGCCCGTCCTGTCACGTTTCGTCCCGTTCTGTTCAGGCAGGCTGGGCGTGGAGCGATACGGCACGGTTGAGCATGGCACGGCACGGCAGGCATGGCCCGTATTCGCAAGTTGAGTTCCGGACAGGCACGGCAGGCTAGGCATGGCGAGGTAACGCAGGGTCCGGCAGGGCGGGGCAAGGCAGGCAGGCGTGGAAACTTCCGGCATGGCGAGTCTAGGTGGGGCTGGGCAGGCACGGCGCGGCAAGTTTGGGAGAGGATAGGTCTGGCACAGTAAGGCAGGTCAGGATCGGACGGGAAGGGCTCGGCCCAGCACGGTTTGTCCAGGCAGGCATGGCACGGCGTGGTGTGTACAGGCATGGCGCGATCAGGCACGGCGAGGCAGGTATGGAGTGGAACGTCTGGGAACGGTCCGGCGAGGCACGGCAGGCAAGGCGAGGAGCTTTGGGAAAGGCAAGGCCCGTTCTGTTAAGGCAGGTTCGGCGGGGATAGGCAAGTCTTGTTCAGGCAAGGACAGGCAGGCGGGGCTCGGTGACGTTAGGCCGGGATAGGCTAGTCAAGGTAAGGCAGGCAACTTAAACAAAGGAGAAACACATGAAATCAGAGAAAGAACTACTGACCAGAATGGCACGACGCAACGGTGGCGTGCTACAGGTTGACGATGTGCTCAATGAAGCACAGAGTGAAGACAGCATCCTGCACAAGTATTTTGAGTGGGATGACTCTGAGGCCGCTGATCTGTATCGAAGGCAGCAGGCTAGGGCTTTGATCCAGAGATGCAAGATCCAGATGGTGGAGACAGAGCCAGTAGAAATACGAGCTTTTGTCAGCCTCCCCGCTGATCGCGCAAACGGCGGCGGCTACAGACTCACCACCGAAGTGATCAGCGATGAGTACATGAAGTCAGAACTGCTTCATGACATCAGGCTGACCATCTCCCGGTGGACCAAAAAATTGCATCTGTTGGATCAAGACTTATCAGAACTCCTGGCCGAGGTTGAGCGCCGCGTCCAGACGGAAGAAAGGAGAGCAGCATGACCAAGATGCAACTCGCTCGCCACGCGGTCCAACTGTGGAACGTGCCCAATGTTCCACGGGAAATCAACCGTTCTAACGCCCGCAAGTGGCTCCGTTCCGTACAACTCTTAGGCGACAAATGGCTACTCATGAAAAAGATCGAACGACTCCAGTGACACCCTGGTTTCAGGGCACTGAGTTCCCCGTCCGCGTCGGCGTGTACCAGCGGCAATACACATACGGGAAAACCCCTAGTGTGCAATATTGCTACTGGAACGGCAAAGGCTGGGCGATGGGTGAGCACACAGTAGAGCAGGCCATGCGACATCGTGAGGCGTTCATGGTCGCGCCCCGTCAATATCTTCCTTGGAGAGGAGTTTTGAAGTGAAAGATGAAGCACCGCCGCCCGCTGAGGCGGCAACAGAACTTGGACACACAGACGATGCCCCCGAGACGCTTGGCACTGTGGTGCTGGCAGGGGCGTTGGTTGTCGCAGTTGTTGGAGTTATTGCACTACTAGCGGGGTATTTCGTATGAAAGTTGAAGTTACACATGCGTCCATAGTCAATGACATGGGTGTCGTTGCCTCAATAGAGCTTGTCGATGATGTCACCGTCAAGGTCAACATCAATCAATACGTCGGCTGGAAAGACTGGTACGAACTCACCGACGCAGTTCGGAAGGTCATGGTCCTGATGGAGGTGAAGCAGCCATGACAGACGACGCATTCAAAGCACTGTGCAACACCTACGGTTTCGCCCCGTCACGGGCACTGCGGGAGTTGATTGACTGCGTGAGAGCGCAGGAGATCGCAGCGTGTGCGAATGTTGTAGAAAGGTACTGCGGCGCATGGTCTGACGAAGGATTTGCACTAGCCGCCGCTATCCGCGCAAG